CTGCAACATTTTTATCATATCCTTTGTTTGATGATAATTCATCATATAGATAAAATAATTTTGATATGTTTTTATTTGATAAAACATTCTTGTTAAAATTTTTTATTTCTTCTTTAAAAGTACCTTTTGTGTAAGCTTCAGATAATAATTTTTCAACTTTTGATTTTAATACACCTATTTTCATTTTTTTTCTGTTTTAATATAAATATCAATCATTTAATAATCTGTCAAGTTCATCGCCAATATCACCCAAAGAATTTCTTGCCTTTGACAAATCAATAAAATCATCGTCACTTAGCATATCATTTCGTTCAAGCAAAATGTTCATATTATCTCTTATTTTTGATTCTGGCGTTACACCCGCTTCACCACCTGGTTCAGGTGCTGGTGGTGGAGGTGGAGGTGGTGGAGCTTCAGATCCCAATCCTCCCATATCTCCCATACCACCAGGCGGTGGTGGTGGAGCGGTACCGGCAGCTGCAGTTGTCCCTGTTTGCTGACCGTATAATTTATCAACATTGTCAAATATTCCTGTATGAACTATAATTGTTGCAGTATTTGTTAATTCAGCACCAACCGCTTTTTCAATTCTTTGCTGTTGTAGATCAAGTTTAATTTCTTCATCAGAAAAACCTAACACATGTTTTTTAGCCCACGAAACTGATACAGGGGCAATTCCTTCAATAGCGGTAACTGCATCTTTATAAAGCAACATTTTTTCCCTCCAAACATCTATACCTAATAAATCCGCTTGTTTTGAAGGATTATTTAATCCCAACGTAAAATTACTTAATTCATCTTCAAATCCCAATAAAAATAAATGAATAATTGCAATTTTATTCATTTCAGATAACATACTTTTTTGAATCCTATTTATTGTTCTTGCAAAACGAATATCCATTAAAGATAAATTTTTTCCATCGCCGACTGGTTCCTCAAAACCTAAAAACGCTTTTGGCACCCGAAGCGCGGTTAATAATTTCTTTTGAATATACTCGATGTCGGCAATTTCTGATAAGTTTTGAGCTCCGGGTAAAGTGTCTATTGGACTCGCTTGAGTCGGATCTATAACAGGAACAAAATAATCTTGATCAACTGCCATTTGATTAAATCTCATATCAACATTTCCTGTTTTATGATCAACAACTTGTTGGCGTTTGAATTTGTTTGCAACACGATTAACATAAGCTTCAACATCTTGATCATCCATATTTCCCACAAACACTTTAAAGATTCTTCTTTCGGGTGCTCTTGATGTACGGTAAATTAACATCGCATCCTCGGCCAAAATTAATTGTTTCCAAATACGTCTTGCTTTTTCCAACATTGAATTATGAACAACGACTCCATTTGCATAAAAATTATGATTTTCGTTTTCAACGTATATATCATAAGTTTCAAATTCACCAATATCTATTATTTTGGTTATCGGTTCTAAAATGTAATCGGAGCTTTTTCTATTAATATTATCGTGCTTTAAAGTTTGTTCTAATAAAGTGTCATAAAATGTTAAGCTATAGCTTGGATTAGAGGAATTTATTTCTCTACCTTCAATAACAGCGTTTTTCTTTCTTTCTCTTTTTCTAATAGAACCTGATTTATATCCGATTCTTTGACAAAGATTTTTTACATCTTTAACTAAAGATTCGTTACATAATTCTATATTTAAATGAGTTGACCATTTATCCTGAACGACCCAACCATCAGCGTCGATAAGACCCTCAAGAAATGATTTTTGAATTTTTTTATCACAATAAAAAATCCATTCAGGTAATCTTTTAGTCATGGCTTTACCATAAAATCCCATACGTTCTAAAATTGTTTTTAAACATTTTGACCATACAAGACATTGGGATTCTCTACCCTTATCATCTTCTATTATTTTAACAGGATTTTTAGAATATTTATTTAAAACTCCAATATAAAAATCATTCAAATCATCATATTCCGATAATGCAAAATAAACACCGTTACCGGAAATCCAACCATCACCAATCATAAATCCAAAAAATCTAGCAAATTCTTCATCAACAAAGTCAGGTATTAAATCAACGCTGTTGAACCATCCGTTTTTATTTTCGTCAGGTAACGATTTATCAATTGCAACTGGTACGTGTTTATGTTCGGATTTATCTATTATCAATAAATCACCAACTTTTAATTCTAAAGTGTTTTTATAGATAAATTCATTATTCTCAATTGTCAAAATTTTATGTTCTTCAGACGCTTCAATAAAATTATGTTTTGTATGAATTTGATAACAAGTTTTAACACCAGACTTTACCGTATCTAACACTTTTGATAGTACTTTTTTTTCTGTGTTTAAATCGAAAGACCACACCAAGTCACCCTTTTGTATGTGTTGAATTTCCTTTATACCAAACTCAGTGTCAATTTTTGTATCAAATTTCAAGCAAGTTCCATAGGGAAGTTTTCTATCATCACCCAACAATCTGAAATGTGCAATTTCCCAAGAATTAAATTCCATATCCCTCGCTTTCCAAGTAAATTTTAAACCAGTGTTTCTTGGATCTGTCTCCTTATTGTAAGTTTTAGATGCCATACCCATTTCTAATCTTTCAATTTCTATGTTAGGTAATTGCATACAACCAACGACACCTTTTTCGGGGTCTAATTTTAAATAAACGAAATTATCACCATACTTACATGTATTACGAGTCCACATAGGTAAGTTGGTATTAACATCAAGGGCATTGTTAAATAAATCTGATAATATAGATTTAATTCTTTGCGAATCAGAATAAACCTGAACCATTAACCCATCTTGATTTACTGTTGTTGATTCTTCACCGTATATGTCAAGAGCTGCTGAAATTTCGGGTGTGTACTCCATACTTTCAAAATCATAAAAAGATGCCAATCTTGTTGGTTCGTAATATGTTGCCTGTGTATATAAATTGTTTTCAATTTTTGTCCATTGGTTGGCAAGATAATAAGTTTGCTGAGCTTGCAACTTCTCTTTTTCAAATTGATCTTTAGAAGTTGTTTTTAATAATTCCTTTTTATCGTATTGGTATGTTGGATAATCTTGACCCAATAATGAATAAGGTCCGAATGTTTGTGTTAGGCGCTGCCAAACTGTAAGATTTTTATTATTTTCCATAATATAATATTAACTACAACAATAAATAGATAAACATCTATTTTGTAGCTAAAAAATAAATATCACCTCATACCACCAAAAAGCCAACCATATTTGACATAATCTTCTCTTGATGGTCCTGAATTAAAATTTGGATCTTGATATCGTGATGGTATGTTTGGTGACTGTGGATTAAATGCAATTGTTTTTGATGGTGTATCATCCACTTGAACTGTCCAAGAATTAATCATGGCCTTGGTCTGTTCTGTAACTTTTGTTAATTGGCTAAAAGATGACTCGGCAACATATAACGCCATTGCAATTGACATAATTAGATCGTCGTGACCCCCCTTTTGATGATCCGGTCTTCCATTTATATACACAAAATTATTCATTTCACCCCACAACCTTGAGCTTTTAACTACAAAATCGTGTCTGATGGCCTCCTCAAAAGAAGCAACAATTTGTACCCTTTTTGAATTGAAGTTAATTCCAGGAATTTTTTCAGCTTGTTTTGGATCGTATTTCCATTTATTTTGATAATCAACGCCATCAACATATAGGTTTTTGTAACCAAGTTCTTGCATTTTTCTTGATGTTGAAACTCCCATTCCTCCGGTTATATCAATAACAACAAATGCCGAATACATATTTGCCCATTTAAAACAAATTTCAGCCATAACATCTGGAGGTATTTTTCCAACATATTCCGCAACCTGCTCCCTTGTATCAAAATCAATAATTTCAAATGTAGAATAATCATCACTATCTCCTCTTGAAACATCCACACCCATCACGTACTTATGTCCCATAACAGGTTCTTTCCATATCCATAATGAGTTTGACATCATTCTATTTTCAGGTTCAGCAATAAAATTTTCTTTTATTTTTTGAAGTATTTTTGAATCAAATACGTTGTCACCAGATCCAAGAAAGTTTGTTTCTAATTCCTGACTAACTTTTCTTTTATCGTATTTTAATTTTTTAACCATAGATTCAAACCAACTTGAGCTAGGTTTGAATCCCTCGTGAATATAATCTTTGATTTTTTGCTGATGTTCTAAATTTGTAACATCATAATCATCAAATAGTATTATTTGATTTGGATTATAATTTTGTTTATTTAAAAAATAATCAATTATGTCTTCAGTTTTTACAAAATATAAATCTTTGGTGTATCTTGGATCTTTATACCAATACATCTCAGAGATTTTGAAATCGTTCATACCACGATTTGCCTGATCATAAATTTCATAATAAATCGGATCGTGACCGTTAGGTGTTGAAATAACGATAACTTTACCACCAGTTGATAACGATGCCATACAAGCTGACCAAAAATCTGAATCCGCCTCAATATAAGCAGCTTCGTCAAAAATTAATATTGTTGGAGTGTAACCCCTTAACGCATCTTTTGATGTCGCGACCGCTTTTACCTCACACCCGTTTGTTAATTTATAATGTCTTTGTGAATTTTTTTCTTTTGTAAAACCAATATCAACCCACGAAGGCCATTGTTCAACAAAAGCCCTTATTTTATTTGCCATTTCTTGCGCAGTGTCAAGTTTATTGGCGATAATCAATATTTTTTCAGGTTTTTGTTTTTTCGCAAATGCTAATTTTTTTGAAGCCCACGCCGCTGTAACTGTTGATACTCCGGCCTGTCTATATTTTAAGGCAATGTTTTCATTATAATTTTCATAGTCGTCAAGTAAAGCTACTTGATCTGGAAATAACTCTAATGGAACGTATTTAGATACTGTATTATCGTAGGTCTGTAAATATGTGCGAAGTGCGTAAGGGGTATCCTTTACGCACTTCACATATTCAATTAATACTTGTTCTTTTGTGTATGACATTAATTAAACTGTCGGTTCATCCTCATCATCATCATAGTCTTCGTCACCAAACATTCCTCTCTTGTTTTGTTCTTTAAGCTCCTCAACAATTTCATCAACCATAAATTGTAAAGCTTGTTTACCTTTAGGATTATCAGATAAAATAAATTGAGTTAGTTTGAAAAACTTTTTTGGATCCAAGGCTGAAAATCTTTGGAATAGATAATGTTGAATATATTTTTTATCCTCTTCAAATAATTCGTCGGGGTAAGCGGCGGTGAATTTTTCCCAAAAAATCGGACCTAATCTTAGATCCCAAATTTCTGCAGGTAATGTATCTTGTGACGCAATTACCATTTCAGCTTGACGAGGATCATCAGGTAATCCGTGAGTTCCTAACACCTCGAAAACACCTTTAACTAATTCGTGTAGTAAAATTGGAAAAGAAATACCTCTAGCTATAACAGTCGGTGGATCAGTTTCTGTGTCTATTTCAGATTGTCCCGCTTGTCCTGAACCACCTGCGGCCATCATAGATGACATATCTTCGGGATAAATCCAATATAGGTGGTCTAAAATTGATTGAGACATACCGTATAATCTAATTAGCTCAGGGTGAATTCTATTTAATTCATCCGCTACTAATTGATACATATAGTGACCCTTTTTTGATGCTCCACCAATTAAAGCGTTAATAAACCTTCTTTTTGCTTTTTGTTGGTCAAATTGTTCCATAGCATCCATAAAGGCCTCTAATTCGTCAGCGTTTTCGTTAGCACTTGCAAAAGCGTCCTTAATTT